TTCTTCCACCATGCGCATGATTTCTTCGTTTTCAGACTTTTTCATGGCTTCAACAATGTTATAGTCCTTGTCAAAGCACACGATGTTCTTTGCAATCTCCGTCCAATCCTTGAGATCATCAAGGTTTTGTCCCTCAAAATTTTCAATTCCAATACCGTCAACGTGGGCTTTCACGCAATCCATAATCTGTTTCGCAAACTTATGCATAATATCAAGCCTCCCTTACTGCAATCAAATTACTGTTCTGAACCTCGATAGCCTGCGTGGACGTATTCTGCACGGCTACGGTACTGCAACAACCGCAAGGCACATCAACGTATGCCTGTGCTGATACATTAAAGAAATTCTCAACTGCGGCTGGCGTTACGATCATCTTTGTTGACTGCAAAGGCTCTCCATCAACCGCGATTGCAAGCGAAATCTCTCCAACTGTACCGCCTGTCGGAATCTGAATGTTGCCGGAATACGATACCAAAAATCTAGCTTTGCACTGATTTGTGATACCTCTTAACTTGATAATTCCGCTTCCCTGTCTGTGTACGATACATTTTGTTCCGTTTACTGCTGTTTCTGTAAATGCCACATCTTCTCCAGCAGCAACGGTTTGTAATGCAATTCCTGTTACTTCCATTATTTTTACCTCTCTTCCATAAAAATAAGGGCAAACATTACAGTCTGCCCTTTGATTATAAGTAATACTGCATAGCAGACATGATCGAGTTAAACTCAATTAAGATACTCAATTATTCAGTTTTAGCAGCCACAACCGGTGTTGCATCCGCATCCATATGCATAAGCATTTGGGTTAGGTACAACATATGCCGGAATAGCAGACGGATTTACCGCATTGATAATCTGCTGTGTCTGAGCCGCCATCTGAGTTGTAAGTAGTGCGCTCTGACGATCCTGTGAAGCTGCTCTGCGAAGATCATTATTTTCTGCCTGTAAGGAAGAAATTTTTTCATTGCAGAGATAATCAAGAATAGCGCGTGTTCCTGCATTCTGACTGTCGATAATGTCTCTCGTGTTGCTGTTCATGGTGTTCTGCAATGCGCAAGTGTTAGTTGCCATGTTGTAGTTTACACCTTGGATAGCTTCTCTTGTTTCACAGCAGCAGTTAGCAAGCTGTGACTGTAATGCATTGGTGTTCTGCATGTTAGCGACTGTATCAGCGTTGATAGCCTGCTGAATGCCGAATCCGGTCTGCAAAATGTTTGTGTTGATGCCATTCATGCCGGTTTGCACTGCATAGAATCCGTCACAAAGTCCGTTTGTAATGCCATCAAGTTTTGACACAACCGCCTGATTATCAAATCCGCGCTGGATTTCGCTTCCGACACCACCATTCATTCCGTTTCCTCCGAATCCGTTACCGAATCCACCCCATCCGAAGATGGCAAAGATAACGATAATGAACCATAACCATGAGCCTTCTGCGCCCCACCCGTTGTTATTTCCGTTTCCGTCAATGTTAGCGACAAGCGGAACGGATGCACAATTACCTGTGTTAAACATAGAATTTACCTCCATAATTCATTTTTATATACATAATCTTGCAAGAATTAGTATCACATTCCTAATTGGCTTTTAAACGACTCAAAAGCCTTATCTGCGTCAATTCCCTTTTCTTTGCACAAATTCCTAGCCATCTGCTCAATGCCTTTGGAATCTCCCTTCTGTGCCATCTGCATAGCATTTCTAGCCATAGGGTTGCTCATTACGTTGTTATTCCCCATCATTTGTTGTAAAAACTGCTGTGGGTTTCTCATTCCCTGTAACATCTGCATAGGATTCATTAAGACTCACTCTCCTTTTGTGTTCGTGAAGATTTTCTTTGCGTTTGTGAAGATAACTTATCTTCCAACTCTTCCATCTTTCCAAACAAGCAATCCAACTTGTCAGTAATAGCCTTTGTCGCATCATCAGATAGCCCTATTTCAATTCTTTTATCATCGCTTGAAGAATCTGCCATCTGCTCATTAAAAGGCTTGTAAACGGTCTTTCTGATTGTTCCGTTGGCATCCCATTGTTTTGCTACGATTGCGCTCATGTCCTGCATCGGGAAAAACGCAACACTTCCATCCATAGGTACATCATTCGCCATGATCGCTGATTCCGACTGTACTACTTTTCCTTGGATTCCAAGAAACTGTGGTTGCATCTGCGGAATCTGTGGCTCTGGCTGTTGAAACCTCTGCATTGGGTTGTACTGATAAGCGGCATAGCTTGGGTTTGGGTTAAATGCCATATTCTGATTTTGCATCTGATACATTCTCTTCCTCCAATACTTCCTTGATTGCGTGAATCATTGCTGACTGATACACAAGCGGAACCTTTGACACATCTTCTCTTGTTAAGATTTTTTCAAGAATTTCATCTGTAAATAACATTCCGCATCCCTCCTATGCTTATATTTTTGCATAAAAAAATACGGTTCTTCCGCAAAAAATAAGCAGAAAAACCGCATAAAAAAAAGAACGCCACAGCGTTCCAAGTTTACCATTTTCAGAAAAGAATCTAAAGCACTTGCGCAGACTCCTTTCTTTTGTGTTCAATTTTTGAGTACCATTTTGAGTACCAATTTTTTTAAGACGCCGCAAACACAGTGTTTATGCGACTTTTAAAACAGTCCGTACGGGAATCGAACCCTAAAGTAATTGCCTTGAAATGGCTTAAAATAGCCGTTCTTTCAATTTTTCTTTGAGTACCTTTGAGTACTAGGGACTCATAATGCTTCAATTAAGTCAAGTTCCTGTCTCTTTTCCTCAATTCCGGTACGATCAAAATAATAATGATCTTTTGTGCAACTAATGTCTGTATGCCCCATAGTATCAAGGATTGTGGACTCTTTCACTTTTCCGTCAAGCAAGATACTTCCATACGTCTTACGGATTTTGTGCGGAGATTTCACTTTCATTCGCAGTTCATGTTCGCAGATATACCGCAAACGCTCACGAAAGTTGTAGGATTTCAACCGTTCTCCGTCTCTCTCAAATAGATATTCCCCGAAGGGATTTCTCTTTCGTACTTCATCAAGAATCCATTTGTACTTATCTGGCAATATGGCAAATCGCAATCCGGCTTCTGATTTTGGAAAATCTTTGACTTCATAGCGAAAACCATCATCATCACGATAGCGTGTTTCTGTAGAGTTTATCGCAACCGTGTAATTTTCAACATCTTTCCGCTTTAATGCCGACAATTCCCCGACACGTACCCCTGTCTTAAACATAAATAACAATCCAAGGTTCACGATATCCAAGTGATTCCTTAAGTACATCTCCATGCGTTCCTTTTCATCCGGCATATATACTTGGTCTTTTGCCTGTCGGACTACGTGCTTAAACGCTTTTGGCGATATATCCATGTCTTTCAGCGTGTATGTAATGGAAAACTTGACATATTTCTTCCGCTTGGCATACTTGAAAATTCCATAGATCAGCGTTCGGAAGTTTGAGAATGCCTTGGAAGTCATGTTGAAATCATGGATGCTGTTTCGTATAAACGTTTCAAGGTCGCATTCGTCTATTCTTTTGATTTTCTTATCTTTGATACCGTCAAAGTATTTCTGAAAGTCCATTAAGTATCTGTCATAGGTTGCCCTGCTGATTTCTTCAAGTTCCATCTTTTGCGAAATCCAACGATTGAATATTTCCGCTACTGTAGGGTCATCTTCTTTCGCTTTCCAATAATCAATTATCTTCTGCTCGACCGCTTCTCTGCGCTTTGCCTTGATTTTACGTCTGCCCTTTACTTCATCCGGCAGATATGAGTACCAGTTCTCATCCTTTCCTTGATAGATTTTATAAGGGTTTTTGTTGAGTAATTTTTCTCTCTTTTGCATAGTGACTTGTTTCTGCACAAGTGCTATGTCGAGAATACCACTATCAACGGCATATTTCAACAGTTCTTTTTCATCCAATCAAATACCCCCGTTCTTTCTATTTTATCTTTTATATCTCTCACTCTGTACTCTATCGTTCTTAGTGATAGATTTTCTTTTGTGGATATTTGCTTTTGTGAAAAACCACGGCAGAGAAGAGAGAAAATCCTCTCCTCTTCTTCCGTGAAATTGGCATTTTCTTTGATCTGTTCAAGCTCTGGCTTAATGAATTTTGTAAATTTCATAAGCCACTTCTCCTTATTTTATTGGTTGATATTTAAGTTTTTAAACATAGCGCACATAACATCTACAACAATACTGTTTCCAAATTGCTTATACAACTGCGTATTACTGTTGACTGCCGCCATTTTGTCAATATCTTCATCAGATACACCCATCAGCCGTCCACACTCTCTCGGTGTTAGCTTTCGTATTCTTCCGGCAACTTTTATAAGACAATCAGAACCATCTTTGCAATATCTGGCTGTTATTGTAGGTGATATGTCATCAACATCTTTAATAACTGCATGAAAACAATTTCCTTTCTCTTTCTGCTTTTTTGCGTGTTCCGCAAATCCTTTCAATGCATTATCACTTGCATAGAATTTGTTATCAACTACCTTTTCTTGATAATCACGTATTCTTTTTGTAAGTTGTATAGGCTGTGGAAAATTATAATTGCATTCATCCAGGAACGAAAACATAAAACATCTTTCACGCTTTTGTGCTACACCATAATTTTTAGCGTTTAAATCTTGATAGTAATTTGTGTAACCCAGACTTTCGAGAAAGTCTAGCCACTTTATAAAATCGGGCATATTATCCTGGCTATGTACTTGTGGAACGTTCTCCATGAACAAAATCTGTGGTAATTCTCCGTTACTATCTCTAATTTCTGTTAGTATTCTCTCAACTTCCCACAACAGACCGCTTCTCGTACCGCTTCCCTTAGACATTCCAGCTTGTTTCCCGGCAACTGATAAATCTGTGCAAGGAAACGAGTAAGTAAGTAGGTAAGTAAAGGTTTCTGTGCCGCAAATATTCAAATCTTCTGCATGAACCTTTGTTATGTCCATTGTGGGGAAATCCGTACCATGTACTGCGTTATAGCTTGCTATGGCATACTTATCAAACTCAACAACTCTGTAATGTTCAAACTTAGCACCTATTCTCTTTAGTGCCATTGCCTGACTTCCGTAGCCGGCGAAAAGTTCTATTAAACGAATAGGCTTTGTTATGCTAATTGGTTCTCTTGTGAAGTCAAATATGCTCATTTGATTATCACAAGAATAATTTTCAAAATTCATAAAATCTACCAAAAGGAAACCTCGGTTTTATGTGCGCACAACCTATTCCTTTCTTTGATTTTTAGTTAGTTATCTTCTTTTTTCTTAAAATCCTCACAAGGTACATCAAGCAAGCAACCTACATAGTTAATGGCAACAAGCCCACTATTTTTCCTATAACTGTAAGAATTTTTGCAAACATTACAAAATTCTTTGCCAACATTTGCCTTGCAACTTGTCTTTTTATCTTCAAGCTCTTCTTTTAGCATTGCATTTTCTACAGTAAGTTCAGAAATTTTATTGTCTTTGTTAGATACTTCTTGAAGTAACTGATTATATTTTTTCTTACTTAAAATCTTCATTCTACATCACCCTTTCTTTTTAGGCTAAATAATAGCCCTTACTTTTAGCTTCTGCATAATCATCTTCTGAAAGCAAAACTTCTTTCTGAATCTCTTTGTTACCATAGCAATCAACATCACATACAACCTTGAAAAATAACATTCCGTTCTTTTCGATTGGTTCTTCGTGAGTTATGTTTGTTACATAGTGTTCAAGCAAATTCATTCTGAATCACCCTTTCTTTTTCTTCTTAGGCTTAAACTTAAAAACATCATTTTTCTGACGGCTTACCATGCTACGATAGCCGTTCATTTTACCAGCTCTGCTCTTACTCATACCTCACACTCCTTCCGGTTTCTCGCACATCTCAAATTCAATCACCCATACCCAAGGATTCGCATCCCAACCGTAGCGGTCAATGTCGGATTTCTTTACGGTTGAATCCCATAGGGTTTCAAACTTCTCTAAGCTAAAATCATGTTTTCTATTTAAAGTTTCTCCATCTGTCACAGCACTTGTTTCAATATTTATGCCCTCTCTGTGACATCCATCCACCGTAATCTCCTGCAACCGCTCAACTCTCACATTCGTAACCTTAAGCCAGATACGTGCGGCTTCTTTCGGCATGTGGATGGATGGTTTCCACTTCGTAATATCGGCAATATCATCTCTTTGCCAATCTTCATAATAATAGTAACCATTCAGTGCTCTTTTCCACGTTTCTCGGACATACAGGATATCGCCCGGACAAATAGGACAAGTTCTTTCTGCTATGCTTAACTGCTCCGTATGCTCCTTATCAGCAAAGTTATGTACTGCATAAGTCCGCCTGTCAGCATTGTAAAATTCCATATCCGGCACGGTATACTCATTTGCATCTTTGCATATACGCCGAGTACAACTCTTTCTCCCGTCCAGAATCGCCCTCACCATTTCGGTACTAATTTGTTTGTTGAATAAAATCGGTTTAATTGGCATCTACACCACCTCATCTTCCCATCATGTCAGGGGATTTCTCCCATGAATTTCTAAACGCTTTTGTTCGAAGTTCTTTATTTTCTGCCCTTAACGCTTTATTTTCTGTCAAAATCTTCTGCAATTTGCAATCCTTTTTATGCTCACATCTTGTGTCCGCAGAATACTCGGTACACATTCTACATAATTCTATGCTTGTCACTCTACACCGCCACCTTTCACGATTGTAATTGCTTCGTCCATTGCTCTGTTCCATTCCAAATCTTCATCAGTTCGTACGACTCTGAAATTGTCGTTTAACTGTTCCACAACCTTGTCCGGGTCGTAGGCGGTCGGCTGTACATCTATCACGCTCGCCAATGTTGCCAAACTTACTCTCCTAAAATCATCATCAGATTTACTCGCACGCATGCAATATTCTTTTAGTGTATCTGCATCAATCAGTCCCATCGCTTTCCATCTCCTTTTTTCAAATAATCAAAAATCTCATGTCCAATCATCGCTACAACTGACAGAACGCAAAAAAGATTAACTCCAAATTTTGTTAGAATATCTAACCTAACGGCTATAAGTATTAGTAGAAAGAAATTTATGTACGATTGGAACATCATTCTTCATCACTCCAATCAAACTTGCAACCGCACTTACTACAGTAATTTGGTGCATTGTTGTTATTCATTATTCCTATATCGTGACTTACTTTGATTGTGTTTCCGCATTCACAATGGAATACAGAAAGAGTATCACTTAGGTTATGGTTAAATATAGGTTTCTTGGTATGTTTGCTATCGCATCTGCAACAAGGCTCATTATTTCTTGAATTGCTGTTGTTCTGGCAGTTACAAGGAATCTTTTCTTCGCTATCATCAAATGCTTTTAAAAACATTTCAGCAATTTCTTTCTCATATCTGCCACACATACCTTTACAATCAATATCCGCAATGACCCTTGAAAAGAAATCTTTGAATTTGTCAACAATATAATCTCCTGTGAAATCGTTAGGTATGTCAATTACTACTTTCATTTTCTTCACCTCTCAATTCTTTCAGTTTTGCTTCTGCTGCGGATTTTGCGAGGAATACTGTTTTATCAAACATAGATTGTTTTAACTTCGAATTGATTCCAAATTCATCAACTTTTACATTGAAAGCAATTTCTTTTTCAGTAATCAGTATGCTTAATACAACCGATTCATAAATAATTGGTTTATTATTATTAAATCCAATTGCATATACTGTATCTCCCACCTTGCAAGGCAACTTGATAAGTCTGCCCTGTTCCTCTAAGTCCTCATAATCTTTGAGTTTTCGATATACTGCGTCTATTTCTTCACAGTCTGGCTCGCAAGCCCTTTCCCATAATTCATCATCTATCCATGATGGATTGCTTTCTGTTAATCTCTCCATCCTATTCCTCACTTTCTGCCAACTTTGCCATTTTCCAAGCTCTTATATCGCTACTTCCACGCGCACTCCAAGATGTTGCACTACCGCGCCATGCAAACACCGTTCCGTTTTTGATTTTTGCAAAATGTCTTTTTCTCCACGCATCTTCTTCGCTATCTCTTACCAAAATCGGCGTATCGACCGGAACTTTAGTCCAATCAACAGGCGGCTCAACATACTCCGAATTAAGCAATTCGCGAAAATTATACGTACTTCCTTTGCACGAATCTGATTCATAAAAATCACACTCTTCACATTTAGTTTCTCTGCAAAGTGCAGGCTCTCCATTTTTTAATACTAACTTTCCTGTGTTTACCGCAAGTTCTATGATCTCATTCCTATATTTTTCTTTATTCGTCATATTAAACCTCCAAATCGCATACAAACTTAATCTCATCCGCCAAACTCTGTGCTATCATCGGCACCGTCAACTGGAACTGCTTGTAATTAGCCAATGTGTCGATGTAGTCAATAAATTTGTCCGTGAAATACTGCAACTGTTTCGCTGTTATCTTAAACTCCTTTTTTAGAATCGTAAGTGTCAGTGCAAAATAGTTAAACAACGATGCGCTGGAAAGCCTGTATGCTTCACGCTCGATACAGAAACCTTTCTTTGCATACATGTTCATTAACTGTCTTTGCGGAATTTTTCCGACTTCCTCTTTGATGTCGATTCCGTATTTACTTTTCAGATAAACAGACAAGTCCTTTCCGGTATTTCCACCGGATGCTGCTTCATCTAGGTAGAATTTCAAAAAATCCTGCAACCGGATGATTCTTGCCTGTCCGAAACCGAATTTGTCATGCAGAATTATGTACCCAATCACGACAAAATCTTTGTATGATTTTGCTATAACCTTATCAGCATTTCTCTTTTCAAAATCATTTCGCCCGATAATCCGCATTTCCTGTTTTGTGTAAAATGTTGGCTTTTTATTCCGTCTCAACGCATTGCTCATTTCTTTGATTTCTCCTTTCTGTATGTGATTTCCAACCATGCAAAATGGCTCAATACAAGCTGTCTTGCACGCTCTTGAATCTCCATGCCTTTGTATTTGTTTATCAATGATTCTCCGGCTTTTACAACTTCATCCCACCAAGAATCAGTGTTGTCCGGTGAATAGTATTTCTGAATGAATTGCCAATAATCCATAAATACTTGCCATTCTTCCGAACCCTTTTCGATCTTTGCACTTGCCATAACTACTACCTCTAAAACGGACAATCGCCATTGTATGGCTTGAATCCGTCCCCGCGTTCTTTCTTTTTGATTTCCGCAACGACATCATCAAGTGGTTTTTCGATTTCAACAAACTTCATGTGATCTCCGTCAAACTCCATTGCTTCACGCATCGTCATTCCCTGTCTGTTCTTCTCGATTTTTACACCCTTGGCTCCCTTGTCATTGTCTGACAGATTCCACAGCATAATTATGTTTGACGCATCCTGTTCGATTGCCCCGGACTCCCTCAATTCTGCCATGGTAGGCTCTTTTGTGTCTCTGCTTTCGGAAGCTCTTGTTATCTGTGAAAGTGCTATCACATGTGTATTTAAGTCTCTTGCAACCGATTTTAAACCTCTTGAAATTGATGCTACTTCTTCATTTCTTCCAGAATATCTGTTATCCGGCATAAGCAATTGTAGATAGTCAACAACGATAACATCAAAATTTTGGTGTCTACATTCTGACTTTATCTCTCTTGGAGATACAGTGCCGGACGCAACCCATAATTGATAATTACTCATTTCTTCATTTGCTTGGTTAAATTTTTCCTGTTCATCACCGAGAAACGCTTTTGCCCTTCTGATTCTCGTTAAGCCGATTTCCGCAAGTCTTGAAATAAATCGTTCATATACCTGTTTATCACTCATCTCCAAGTTGAAATATGCGACTTTAAGTCCCTTTTTTGCCATATTCCCGATAATCTGCGTTGTGAGTGCGGATTTTCCGACTGCCGGTCTTGCAGCAATTACTGTTACATCACCGCGTTCAAGGTCTCCAAGCGCATCATCAAGTTGCGATAACCCGATTTTTATACCGCCCTCTCCGACACTTTCGTTGAAATATTTGTCTTTATTCTCAACTGAAATCTGCTTAATTGGCTTTAACTTTACTTCCTTGCCCTCTTGCAAATGTTCAAGTCTTGTAAGAAGATCGCTGATTGTATCATCAATGTCGCACGGCTTTAAGCTGGATTTCTGATACATGTCACGAACCGTTCTTACTTTGTATTCTTTCGCAACCGCATCGGCATAACTTTTAACCATGGTTGAAGTGATTGTTCCGGTAATGCAGGATTTCATCAATTCGCTAATCTGTTCCTGCGTGTATTTGTGATTCTCGAGTGCCATTGATAAAGACATTGGGTCAATGCTTTCATTCCGGTCATACATTGCAAGCATTTCCTTGTATGTGTCCTGCGCGAAATCCGAACTAAACATTTCCGGTTTCAGCGTCCGCCAGATGCTATTTAGCACATCATTGTCAATCAGTACGCACCCGATCACTCCAAATTCTGCTTCTGTCAACTGCAATCACCTCGTTTCTCTGCGATCTGCAACCAATAGTCGCAATCATTTTTCAGCCAATCAACATATTTTGGAATGTACCGAAAATCCGTATCGTCTGGATTCTTTTCTTGATAGTCACTCAAATATGCTTCTGTGGCTTTGTATAACAGCCGTGCAATGTCTGGTTGGTTCTCTTCGATAACTTCTAGCACTTTATCCATCCAAGCCGTTTTAGAGGTACTGTACGCTGTTTTCTTGGGGTATATGCTAAAAGTCTTTTTCCATGCATCGTCAAAATCAAACAAATCTCCGGAATCGGTCGACAGCGAATTTTCTTTTATATTTTCTTTCTCTTTATCTTCTTCTTTTTCTTCTTCTTTATCTGAAACAGCGACATCAGACGATTTATCGGGCGATTTTTGCTCAATCAGGTTCTTCTGCTTCTTTCTCCGGTTCTGCTGATATAGCCTGTCACGTTCCTTTTTCTTCTCATAAGCGTCAAGTGTTTGGTGCTTATTCCAATTCGGAATCGTTATCACGTTGTCAACGACCTCAATCATTCCAAATTCTTCAAATGTCTTAAGCGCAAGCCTTACCGTGTTCAAATCTCTGCGGAAAATGGTGGCAAGCATTTCATCAGTGAATGGCAACTTGTTGCTCATCATAAACACACCGTTGTTATTCTGTTTCCCAGCAAGAATAAGAAGTTTGAACCAAATCGTAATGATGCTATCCGCACTCGGTATACTCTCAATCAGCAGAATCTTTTCATCATCAAAGACATCTGTTGTGATTTTAATCCACTTGACTTCTGCCATTTAATCAATCACTCTCCTCATATGTATTTTCAGAAATCAAAGCCATAAATTTCTCATACTGTTTTTCAGAAACTTTGTTGCCCTGTTTCTCCGGCTTCAAACGGATTTCAAGGTGCTTTTCAGCTATATGCGATAATTCCTTGGCAAGGCTCTTTTTGCCCTGCTTAATGCCGTCATAATAGCCTTTTGCTGGTTTAAATTCGTTTATCTTTTCTTTTCCTGCGCCTTGACCGCCAGCCGTTTTGTTGTAACGGCATTGATAACCTTTCTTTGTATATTCCAAAATCCAATATTGTTCCATTTCATCAAGTTTCTCTCTCGGATAATGGATAAAATCCAATTTCCATCCATACGGATTTTCTTCACTATAAAATCCTCTTTTTTTAATCGAAAGATCTATGTGCTGATAACCGGATAAATGTGAAACATTTCTCTCTAAGCAGTCAACGCTCTGCCCAATGTAAAAGTAAGATATACCGTTTTCATCAGTCCTCGTGTAGAAATAAATTCCGCTCTGATTTTTCATTCTAGGGCAAACACTTAATATCCGTTTCTCGTTGTTCTTTTTTATTGCATATAGCTGCTTGTAATTTACATTCGGCATTTTCTTCTACCTCTCAATGGCGTTGTTAATATCTCTTCAATAGTCCAACCCATATCCTTTCTATGTAATAAGCAATGTGCATTTATACCTACTATTTCAGCCCACTCAACAACCCTATGGGTTTGTCCGTTGTGCTCCCAAACAGGCGAACCTGATAAATCTTTACATTTTTTACTGCAATAAACTGCGTCATTGTAATGACCTCCTCTTTTGGCGTTAAATGATTTATTGCAAATAGGACATATTTTCATATAGTCTTTTGTGTTTGGATGCTCTCTGTAATAAAGAATCCTTCCGCAGTGATTACTACATGTTTTTTGCCCATTTCTCTGCTTTTTCACAAATTGTTTTCCGCAAACAGGACATTTTAAAAATTTTTCCTCTAAAGGAATGCTATTTCTTTTGTTTTTAGCTTGTTCTGCATTTGTTACAAACCTGCAATTGCTAGGCTCGTAATTCCCATTAACATCAATTCTGTCAATGGTTAAAATGTTCAATCCCTTATCCGTCTTTTCCTCTTTATACCCGTTTGCGATTGCCCAATCGTGGAAACTTAGAAAATCATTCTTCCATTCATCACACATTGCAATCCCTCTTCCACCGTAATTTTTATAGTCGCGAGAAGTTTTGCAATAGCAACGATATTTAATACTTTTCCACAGAGGATATAATCTACCGCATTTATTTGATAATCCGTGTTTATATCCCATCCAATCACTTCCTCTCCAATGGCTTCATGCTCATTTGAGCCACAAACTTTCCGTAGCTCATTCCGAAGGCGCGTGCCATATGATTCACAGCCTTGATTACATCGTCCTTTTTCTTTGGCTTTCTCAAGCGTTCTTTAACGTCAATGCTGATGCAGTCTTGGCAATCAACTTTGCGTTCATCTATCGTCATAAACAGCCTGCCACATTTCGGGCATATTCTTGTATACACAATTCTTCCAGCCTTTTTAAAATTTCTAAACTGCGCAGATCTTCTTGCGCATTCTGGTCTACAGTATTTCTGATTTTGTTGTTTCGGCTCAAATTCAGCCATACAGTATTCACATAATTTCAATTTTTACCTCCAATCTTTTGTAAGGGCGGCACGGTAAACGCACCGCCAAGACATGGCTTTCAATAAGGTTTGTGATAACTATTCGCCAAACAAGATAGTTTCTTTTAGGCTTTCGCCAAGGTGTTTCAACCTAATTATTCATCAATTGCTTCGAGTTCGTAATCGTGTAAAACGGCATACTCATCTAATCTGTAATCGGAAATCTGTTTTCCCGGAGAATATGCCGATTCTTTTGCGCAATATGGCACATCATCGGTTTCTAATGCAACAACGATTTCTCCCGTTTTAAAAAAACCATGACTATCACTAATAACTCTGCACTTTGTTCCTTTTTTTCATGCTTTCTCCTTTCAGAACGGACAAAGGTTCATATCAACCTCTAGCCCTTTTTCTGCAACATAAACATTTGCTCCATATTTAATTGTTTTTTTCGTTCGTTGTAGGAATAACGCGGGATCTCCGCTTGTGTCCGATAAGTGTATTAAAACGACATTTCGTAAAGCTGGGTTGTCGTTCTTCTGAATAAATTTAAGTGCCGTATAAAGGCTCATATGACCTCGCAAACGGTGTTCATAGTTCGGTTCATTCCGGTCTACCAAGTCCATGCTATAATTGGCTTCAACCATGATATGCTCAACCTTCATGTTGGAAAAGTCATATCTGCAATATTCCAAGTCGGTTAGGAATAGCAGCTTACCCATTTCCTCATGCTCGATTAAATAGCCATAACACTCGATTTCCGTATCATGCGGTACATTGAATGGTGTTACCGTAAAACTGCCGATTTGCCGTGTTCTGCGCGGTGGAATGGCTATTGTACGTTCTCCGGTTATGGTTTCAAGTGCTGTCTGCGTTTCAAATGCCGTATAAACCGGAATTCCGGATTTCATGAAATCTTTTATGTATCGTGCATGGTCTCCGTGTTCGTGGCTCACAATGCATCCGGAAACATTTGCTATTTTCCAATCAATCATTTTCTTAAAGTCCATAAATTTCACACCTGCTTCAATGGCAAGGATTTCGCCACTGTCTGAAATCAAGGCGTATGAGTTTCCGGAACTGCTTGAGCCCAAAACTCTAAGTTTCAATCTTTTGTCACCTCGCTTTCTCCATATCTCAAATAGCCGCTCCAGCCATTTGCTCCGCCGCAATTTTGCATACACCATTCATTAGAATCATTGATGTGTTCACATCGTCCACAATTCGGTACTTCATCGTCTGCGGTGTATCTTGTTAAATTATCCATACCCTACTCCAATTCTTCCTCTGCCGGAAAGTGAAATACTCCGCTCAAACCCATAGTGAGTTTTTCGTCAATATTTTCGTCAATTCCATCTGGCTGTGTCTGCCCCATCTTTACAAGGCTGTGACACATATAGGTATATCTCAATTCTTCCATGGCTTTCTTTGCTTTTTCTTCGGTGGAGTATTTAGCAATAACAATGTCACTGACAAGATCATCTATCCCTGTAAGGTTCTTGTTCAAAAAATAGATTTCTCCATTAAACCTCTGAATAACTACTTGCTCATACGGAATATCAAGTGCTCCGTCCTGTGATATAACTCTCATGGCAACCTCCTAATCTTTCATAAAGTCCGGTACATTCTCGTCATTCTCAACGACTTCTCCGGCTACTTTCTCCGGCTCAACTGCTGCACTTTCGGTTGCTTCGGATTCAGTTACGACAAACGGTTCGGAATTGGCGTTCTCTGCAATTTCTTCCTGCGTCTGCACATAGGTTTCATCAAGCTGATTGAATGACTGCTTTGCCATACTGTTAAAGTCCTTGCGATACTTCTTGATTGCATTGTTACGCATTTTACGAACAATCATTGATTCCGGTGTGTCGAGCCATGCCGCGCTGATATAAGGCTTTGCAACTTCACATTCCAACATTTCATCAACGGTTGCGCATTTTCTCAAAGCATCGAAAATCTCCTCTTTCTTAGCCTTGATTTTGCTCAACTGCTCGGCTGATGCCTTGTAACGATTCTGACAAATTCCGAAAGTCTCATTCATCAGATTGTTGCGCACATGAGCAAACAGATTAACCTTTACACCGTCTCTCTCTGCGATCAGATACTGAAATGTGCCGTCCTTTAATTTCAGAGGATAAACAACACGGACAACCTTCTGTGATCGTCCCATTTCTTCCCATTCCGGCGGTGTCATTTCGATACCCTTATGCTTTGGATATGAAAACTCGTCACCGTCTTTAACAAGCCAACAAGGATATACGGTATCTACATTTTCTCCATAGTTACGAAGTAATGCATCGTTGCCGTCTCCCTCAATTCCCATTTCTACAACCTGCACATAGTTGTCTCCGGACTTCTTTGTTCTAAGCTGGAAATAGCACTCTCTCGGCACTGCATTAGCATTGAGTTTAAGGCTTGCGCACTGACCGACAACCTCTCGCAGATTCGATGTATCAAGTCCGTTTAAATCCTTGATTTTATCGCTATCCTTAACAAGATGATAAATGCTTGTCATAGCTGACATGGCGCACTGCTTTGAATAATCATCATACGGCACGCCGCATAACTCGAAATCTTTTGTAACAAGATTCGTGATTGAATTAGTCCACTGGCTGACCGCAGTGTTGACTTTCTGTACCTCTAAACTGTTGTTTTCTGCCATAATTACTTATCCTCCATTTCACTAAAAATAGCTTTGATAACTTCTGCCATGCGTTCTTTTTCTTCATTTTTCAATGTTTCTGTGTCTTTCTTGGACTCCACACTATCATTTGCTCTCTGCAAAGCACGGTTGTATTTCTCCTCTCCGAGAGCATTCCTTAATGCTGCTAAAAGAGTTATAAATTCAGCCATGATAACCGGCTCTCTTCCATTTACTTCTATTGTTCCAAAATCTGATTTAATCATTTCTATTCCTCGCTTTCTTAATATCTTAAAATCTTAACATCGTTATCCTCATAAAAATTATTGAACCGCTCATTTAACAGTTCTAATTGTTTCTTGAGAATTTCCTTTGCTTCATCCATACCACGGAAAAGATTTTCGCTTTTAAGCCGTAGGTTATCAATTCCCAATTCGCTGCAATTAAGATACAACACATTTCCGCAACCGCAAATTTTATGTATGCAAATGTCGATTCCGTGGCTTTGAGTTCTGAAAATCGTTCCGCTTTCCACCGGTTCTCCAAATTTTGCATTGCTAATCAGCTTCATGCACATCCCTCACTTTCTTCATATTTCTTCACAACCGCCATCTTATCAGCACCGTAGGTTTCTACCCACTTCATATCCACGGTTTCATCCGTAACAGTCAGCTTTGCACCTTTGGCATTTACAACCGTGTCACCGGCTTTTACATTATCCTCGGTGCGATACACGTAGCTTCTTGTGCTGTTTGGGAATTTCGCTTTGATATACTGCATTTATCATTCCTCCTCAATTTTCAAACCAAATGGAACGTTTCCATTAACAATAGATTGCCAATGTGTAATAACATTTGGACTAGCACTTGGATTGCATGGTTCCGTTGGAGCAAACATAAATCCGCTCTCCTGTTTCTCGGTTTCTTCATCCCATTCTTTCTCGGTTCCAAAGCCAAGATGCTCATAGAATTTTGGATTGTCCTCATATGTCGGGTATTCCGGATGCTGTTTCTGCCATTCCACAACGTCTACTTTAAACTTCTCCATATCAACAACCCATTTATCATGGGCAACCTTCCATTTTTCCACTTTATCGTTATTCTGGTTAATTTTGTTTTGAGCTTCTTTCTTGACAGATTCCCAAATTTCACTACTTATAGATATAAAAGAAGCTTTATACTGCGGATAAAGAATATTGTCATAATCAAGAATTTTCAACCCTGTCTTATTGTTCTGAAAGTTCCATTCTCTAATAACCTTCCACATAATGCATCCTGCTTGAAATCCGGTAATTCCACCTGTCGGAGAATTGTCAACCGCGTACATGGCTGCTATTCCTGCTGCCGCAACTGCGTGGCAAATAGTTCCATAATCATGCGAATAGTCTTCTGTTAAATGCCTTACAAATTCCGGAAGTGTTTCCACAGTCTGTTTTTTCGCTTCTTTGTACCATTCATTCTGGATTTTCATTTCCTCGGTAATCTGCTGTTTCATCTTCTAAACCCTCTATTTCCTTTATTCCTCGCGTCTTTTTCGCAATACGGAAGAGAACAATGTCCGGATTCTGCAAAACCAAAGAATCCTCTCTTAGTTGCACTCTTCCAACGCTTGCGCGACATACACCGTGCATCCGGCTGTATGATGTTATTTTTTGTCCCTATTCTTGACATTCAATATCCCCGCTTTCTTAGTGAAAATCCGCTTCTGGTTCTTTTTCCGGTTGAATATAACTGTCATCATATTCCTTATCAATAACGATAGCCGTTCCAGCTCTGGATAATCTCAAGAGTAGCACCTCAAATTCACTCAAGTTTCTAAGTGACGAAATCGTCAAATCCTTATAGGAAGAAAGTGTATATGGTTCTTCTTTTCCGTTGCCCCATATCCGCTTTGACACAGGAATTTCAACATTCAGTTTTTCATCATGCTCATTTTCAAATGTGATAACTGCTCTTTGCACACTGCTCCATGATGGCTTATCTTCCAGCTCAAACCGCATTTCACATTCCACGGATTGATAAGAAACGCCATCATCGTAATCAATGTCTAAATCTTCTGTGTCAATATCCCTTTCGCATTGTTTAATCCATGCCTTGAACAAATCCGTAAGTTTGATTTCTTTCTGCTCCGGCTCCACCATAAGGTCTTTAAAATTCTCCAGAATCTTTTTATTTCCAATACAGAAATCCGAATTAACAATCTCTGTTAAAACAGAATCAAGTTTGGGAAGATACTCTGAAAAATCATAACTCTCAATGTATGGAACCATGACTTCTTTTACCTTTTCCTCAATGGCATGCTTTGCATCTCCCCAACGAAAAGCATCTTCGATTGCTCCCGCCAATGCATTCATAAATTTTTCTTTGACAATTTCACTTACTTCATCCGAAGATAAACTTTCCGATGCTATTTTCAATAATTCTTCTTTCATTTACACACCCTCCACTTTCAACTGCTTGTCCTCTGAAACACTCAAAAGAATTAACTGCGTATCCATATCCGGCACATTGAACTCATTCAGCGATTCGGCGTTATCTACGAAAATCGGCACGCTCACACCGTACAATTCGCTTAACGAGCGGATAATATCAAGTCCGGCTACAATTCTGTGACCACTGTTCAAAGTCGAATACGGAACGCCATTTACAGTACACTCACAGCAATCTTTCATGCCGCCATTTAACTGCATTTCAAATAGTTTGAAATTTACGGTCTTGAAATGGCTGTTAATAGATTCTGAAACCTTATCCAGCTTGAAACGAATGAACTCTTTCAAGAGATAAAGCATCTGTTCCTGATCGGCAACTTTCTGCCCGATTTCTTTCTGCTCGTCACGAAGCGTTTCGATACGATCATCAATCGCCACATTGTTAGCCGCCTGCGCAATAACCTTGTTCACTTCATCAAGCTGCGCCTGCAGATCGGCTTTCTCGGCTTTTAAATCAGTAACAACCTTGTCTGCGCCCTCGGATTCCAACTTGGCAATATCAGCAAGAATCTTGTCATGTTCTGCTTTCAGCTTCACATATTCTTCATTCTGCGAATAATCAGCTTCGCTCGGGATCTCGGATAACTGCTTTGCATAATCATTCTGCTTTGCAAGTGCCTTGGACTCCTGCTCTTTGAGTGCCACAATATCTTCCTGCAACTTGGCGTTTTCCTTTGTCAATCGCTTAATATCAGCCTTGCAAGCGTTGCCCTTGTCAATCAGACCTTTAAGTTTTGCGCCCTTTGCATCATCAAATGCCTTGCGTGCATCCTCTAACTGCTTGTCCGCGCGTGCCTTGGCATCCGCCTTTTTCTGCTCAAAATCAGCCTTTAACTGCTCAATCTTATTAGCCGGTAACTGCTGCCCGCATAATGAACAAACAGTGCTATTTTCGTCAAATACCCACTTGGATTCATCAAAGAGATACGGCGTTTCATCAAATGCCTTGGAAAATTCTGCATTGTATTCAACACCAAGATTTTTCCGCTCTGCATCTGTATCGAAAATTGTCTTCTCATTTGCCTTGATCTGATTTTCCGCAGACTGAATCTGATTATGTAAGTCATTGAACTCTCGTGTTGCATCATCCTTGGCACTGTCAAGACCTCTACGTTTTGCGGAAAGTTCGTCATTCATGACCTGCATAATGCCGGACATATCAAATTGCAACTGCATTTCTTTTCCACGGAGTCTGTCAATCTCGGTTCCGGCATTTTCCATACGATCGTCAACCGCTTCAATCTTCCGCTCCAGGTCAGCCTTTAACAACTCCTGCTCTGCCACATCCACATCAACCTTGGATTTCTCGGCTTCATCAATACGCACCGGGATTTCAGCCTGTTTCTTCTTCCATTCGGATAACGCTTTGGAAAACTTGGCGCGAATATCGTCTGTAGATGGTGCTTTCTCCAATTCTCCAATCAGCGGCGTATACTTGGCATCTGTCTGTGCCAGTTCCACATCGGAAACCTCTGCAACAAGTTTCATCAGAATGTCTCTCTGATCTTTCCATTTCAGAGAAGAAAAATACTGTGGATTGGTCAGCATCTTAAACATTTCCTCACTCTGCGCCAAACCGGAAATATAAGCCTTAAATTCAGCTTCACTTTTCGGATAACCGTCAATCTCATAAGAATTTGGGTTTCCCTGCAATGATACCGTATTAGTTCCACGCTTCTTAACCCAATTCTGCTTCTGAACCTTGGAAAGTTCTACTTCTTTGCCATCAACTTTAATAACTCCCACAACCTTAATTTCCACGTTGTCAATGCGCTTTCCGTCCTTATCCAATGGTCTGACATTGAATTTTTCCTCGCCTGCACTGTTCTTGTTAAAAAGCAACCATGTAAATGCATCAAAAATTGTGGTCTTACCTACTGCATTCTGTCCTTTAATACTTGTCTTATTTGAGAAATTCACATCAAGGCTCTTAATTCCCTTGAAATTCTCCATATGTAACGACTTTAAAATCATTCGCATTATTCTACACCCCCACGATTCCTTTTATTGATAACTCATATGTAACTTTTTCCACAACACGACCATCTTTACACGTTTTCTGATATCTCCTGCTCTGCAATCTTCCGTATGTGCTTACCTTATCGCCTAAAGCAAGTGAGTCCGTATACTCTGCGCACTTTCCCCATGCAATACAGGTAATCAAATCCTCTTTTCCGTTCTCTCTTAAAGTTTTGAGTTTCACATCACAAATTTTCCGACCCAGTGGTGTTTCTCTAAGTTGCTTTTCCTCGATAATTCCATCAAGGCTTACTTCGTTCAAAGGTACATCATCTTTGGGTTTGATTGTATCGGCCATAACATATGTAAGAATGGCTTTTCCGGATCCGGTTTTTACGTGCCGGGTAATTATCTTCCCACTGACGTATACCCTTCCGCTAATTCCTGTATCGCTGATCTCTTCATCAAACAGTACCGGAATTACATCTGCGACACCGCTTCTTCTTTCAACTCCGATGAAAAATTTATAAAAAATCTTACCGCTTGATTTATGGCTTTCCCTTGGTGCTGATACAACATCACCGATCAGTGTTATTTTGTTCTCCATTGCTTCTCCTTTCCATTTCTCTGTCAAGAACATTTTCAAAATTATCTTTATCATCCTGTTTCTTTCGTTTCCCTGCCAAAAGTTCAGCAAGCATACGCTTTTCTTTCGTGGAACATCTCGTGCCACTTATATACACAACGCCTACCATGCATCCTCTCTCATTCTGCGATTTCTCTTAATTCGCTTGTCGAGTTCGGCTCTCTTTCGGTCTACCTCTGACCAGTAATACATAATTGCGGCAATTACTGCCCCGGCTACAAATTTAATAGCCGCCATATTCCCGACCGCGCCCTCACTATCCATATAACACGCGGCAACTAAGGAATATTCCATTGCAACCGCACCTATGATGAATTGGATTACTTTTTTCATTCATGCCCCTTTCTGCCACTTTATAATTTAGTACCAGTCAGAAACAAACGTTCCGAGTAACGGACATACAACAACATCTATAAAACGCACAGAACCATCTTCCATGGAATATGTAAAAGCCATTGCAGGTGTGTAAGTCGAATCTCCTGTCTGTATCTGTGCATCTCTTACAGAAACCCCATATGTTGTTTCCTCGTCAACGAAAATGCTTGAAAAACTTTCCGCAGAGTCAACCTTTGCCAAATAGTTGTCACCGCTACGAATTACCCTTGAATTAACTTTCTGAAATTCAAAATTGTTCATTTTAATTCTCCTTTCCATTATGTGTTTCGTTTTCCTCGCCCTGCTCACTATGTTTTGAAGCAGAACTCTCAACCATTCCAAGAACATATCCTTTCTGAAAATCTGTCATATTCGGAATGGCATCACGAAGTTTTTCAACAACGCGCTTTTCTTTTTCGCTCATACAATCACTTCCTTTCATGCGCAATATCTGATTTCATACTCTGCTACGATTTTTGAAAAGATTTCACGCAATTTCTTATCATCCTCAATAATGTCCATTTTGTTCAATGCGCTGATTTCTGTTTTCGTACATCCGCTTTCTGCCATGCGCTCGCGCCTGTTTCTGATTCTTCTGCTCAAATCACATCCGGCACGGTGTTCAAGTTCTGAATACATTTCAGTCCTCAATACGTTGAATTGACAATCTGCATTTCTCTGAATCCGGTTAAACTTGGCATTGATTTCATTTCTCCAATTATCAAATACCGGCTTCACCGCTTCTTTGATATGTTCAGTTGTTTCAATGGCTTTCTGTGCTGTGTCCTGTGCCTTGGCAATCTGCCTGTCTCTCTCCTTGTCAGCAAGTTCTTTTTGAACCATCTGATTAAGAAGTCCTTGCAATGCTTGCAATTCCGGAGATAACTGATCGTTGACACTTTGATGTACATTAAAATAGGAAGAAACTAATTTTCTTTGCACTTCCCATGCCAAATCATCCGTGAATGATTTGACCAACATCAGATAGCCCTGTTCGGTAATGAGTGCTTTGCTCATAAAATCCTTGTCAGATATAGGAAACATGCGGCTTGTACGAATTTCGTCCGCGCTTACAATGAAGTAATCTTCTCCCTCAACGAAGCGTGCTTTGTTCGTATTAAAATTTCTTTTCGCTGTTCCGTCTGGTCTTTCATGAACTATGTCAATGTCCTTGAATGTAACCACTCTTTTACCTTTGTACTCTTTGATGGAAATATCTGCATTTCCAATGTGTACTAAATTATCCATACTTTCACTTCCTTTCTGTGATATAATTCCCTTATAATCAAATAAGGGAGGTGATGCTATTTGAAATACTTTTTAATTTGCGATTTTTCTACAATATCCTGCGACCGAGAAAAGATGGCAAAGATATTAGCCGAAAATGATATAACGTTCGCAAATATAAATAATTTCTGTTGGGAACTAAATGTTCCGGAAACGTTTGGCAATCCGCTGTGCGACACAACAGCAGAATCTATTCACTGTCTGTTTTATCAGTACACTCACAAGAACTCTCTTCTTCTTGTGGTAAAAGCAAATGAATATTTTCCAAACGGAGATTAGGATATAATCTCTTTGTTTCTTCATATACGGTTTTGGTTTTCAGCCATTTCCGCATATGGAGAACCTGTTCCATGACATCCATATCGTGAATATCCACTTTGTTTAAAATCTTCTGCAATTCCTTTTCCATTCCATTAAAATAAGAAACCGGAACAACAACCAAATCATTCACGGATTTAATTTCTTTCATGCCCTCACTCGCTTCCTTTCTTCATAATTCAATTTAATTGGATGTGTCTGGCACAAAAATAAAATCCATCGGAATACCAGATAATTTGCTCATGGTTTTCAACTGTGATAAGCTAGGCTCTGTTTTGCCCTTTTCCCAATTGACAACGGTTGCATTAGATACACCAAGCATTTCAGCCCATTCCTTTTGTGTCATTTTCGCATTTACGCGAACTGCTTCTAATGAAATTCTAGGCATCTTTTTCTCTCCTTTCATATTTGATGGTTTAATCATAATCCAATTATTTTGGATTGTCAACACTAAAATTCAAATTTATTGGATTTAATATTGAATTTTTTATTTTATTGGTTTATAATACAGTTAGAAAGGAGGGCAGAAGAAATGGATAACGAAAATCAATTTAACGAAATGGATATAGACGATATCCAAAAAGAAGTGTTTGCTGAAAATTTAAGATACTATATTGAATTAAATCAAAAACAGCAAATAGATGTTGCAAAAGACTTAGGTATTAACCCAACAACTTTAAGTATGTGGTGTACCGGTAAATCATTTCCAAGGTCAGGAAAGCTTCAGGCATTGGCTGATTATTTCAAAATCGGAAAAACAGATTTAATAGACCCACGCATTAATAAATCTGTTGACGAAGAATTTTCAAGTGTTGTATTAAATATTGGAATGAATGATGAACGTTTTAAAAAAATTATTATTGAATATAGCAGATTGCCAGCAAGCAAAAAAGAATTGTTATGTGAATTTTTCGAAAAATTTATATTCTAAAAGAAAAGCAGGGTTCAACGCCCTGCTTTTTCTTCTTTTAAACCAGCTTTTACAAATTCATGCAAAATTCGTAAAATCTTATAATCTTCAATTTCTTTTATCATAGTTATAATTTCTTCTTTGTAAGTCTTTTTTGTTTTTACTTCTCCTACCATAAAACCTCCAATCACAAACTATTATGTACCAACAAAGCAATTATAGAACGTATGTTCGGCATAGTCAATCCCCAATTATGGGCGGAGCCATGCCAAGCCCCACCCATGCCAGAACTTGAAGCGTCCTTTCGGACAAGTCCATAGTATCACTGTAATATGCATGATTTCAACATTTTTCGGTCGCAAGTTTCGACAGGAAATGTCATTGCAGAGTAGCGGAAAGCTGTTTCTCAATCTCTTCTTGCACTTTTGCGCGCCAACGCATCGGCACTTCATCAATCGTCATTTTCTTGTCTATAAGAATACGTCTTACATAAAATTTAACCATATCCTACGCCTCACTTTCTGTTGCAATGTTTGCCAGTTCTTCGATTGCTTCTGCATTTGCTTCATGTCCTGCTTTAAGTTCATCAATTGCTTTCTCCATCTCCGTCTTTGTGCGAAGACTTACGGTCACAGTGTATGTACCATCCTCTGCGCCATCCTCTCCCATGTTCGGCATATATGAGAATCCTTCATACTTAAGATTCTCATACTCTCCAGCAGCCTGATCATTGTGTGTAAATGTGACCTTTGAGATGTTCTCTTCCGAGAAGGCATCTGTGATTGACTTGATTCCATCAAAGCCTTTCGACTGAATCTGAATATTGCCGAGACTCGCTCCTTCGGCAATTTCAAATTCTGTTTTGTTTTTCAAAATTATTTTATCCATGTTTTTAATTCCTTTCTATAAAAATGATTTATAAGTTACGTTCGAATATTTGTTCGATATATTTTCTTAAACGGCAGTTTAAAAATTAAAGATGTTCCGTGGACACCATATTGCCCAAGAACCGATTTTGCTGACAAGGTAAAATTCGAAGAGGAAAACGCAATGCAATATGGATCTTTAATGATTTGCTCTATACGCATTGAATTATTAGAAAATACTCCTGGTGGATATGTGCAGATTGTGAATTTACCCAAAAAAATGTTTCGTGGCATTAACCAAACAAACATGAATGGGAAAACAGGTCAATGGTATTTATATATTGGTGATAACACAAATAGTAGTAGTATGGTATTACGAGATTTATTTGAATCTGGTAATTATTATTTTAGTTTCATATATTTAACAGCAGAATAAAATTAAACATCTTTTGTATCTGTTATAGTAACGTTACTTATTTTAAGCTTTTTATTACCAGAAGGATCTGCGTATGCAGATATAATTTTTACTTCACCACTCCAATGATTTACTGCAAGTAAACAACCACTAACTCGATCTTGCGCAAAAGCCATTATAAGCCAATTACCACTTGTATTAAAGAATTTACATTTTGCATCAAAAATTTGCATATATGATAAACCTGTGTTCATATTTGCGTTTATATAATTTTTTATATCAGATAATGTCGTTGTATCGGTTGTGACAAGTGTAGGAACAGCAAGTCTATTATTTAAACTGCCGTTTATTTCAGTAATTTTATCGTCCAGTGCCTTTCCCTGCCGGGCATCCAAACCAAATCCGGCTTCTGTGGTTGTAAGGTTGTTGATTAAGTTCGCCGCTGGAAATGCACCGTTAATTTTATCTTTTAATGTATCAGACAACTTTATAACATTGTTGACCTGATCCATTGTAAGCGTTGCGCCATCAATGTTAACTTTAAGCGTTCCATCTTCTGCAATCGAAAGTCCGTCTGTCGGTTTCACAATCCCGGCATCCTCTTTCGTTGCGATTGCACCAGCACCGCCCACGATAGACTTAGACCAATACTCTGTATTGCTCGTTGCCGTTCCTGCTGGAACTTCCTTTTTTGCGAAATAAAGCGTATTGTTATAAGTCACTGCATCCAATCTCTTATATGTAGCATCTGCGCTCCAATCGCCCTTTGGCACAATTGCCACTCTTCCTGCTATAGCCATTTAAGCCACCTCCCAGTTTAAATTTCCGTCATTGTCAACGACAAAGTTATAAGCAGAATTGTCCGTGTAAATCAACTCTCCATCCTCATTCACATCAAATTCTGTCATTGTGAGTTTCTTGTTAATCTCGTTTTCGATTTCCTGCGCTCGGTCTGCGCTGTCCTTGGCATCTGTGGCGGATTTTGCAGCGTTGGTTTCGGATGTTTTTGCATTAGTTGCAGAATTTACAGCCTTGGAAGATTCCACTTTAATATCTGCAAGATAATCCGGACGCAGATGCTTTTCTTGGATACTTCCCTCTTTCACGATTGCGGACACCTTACCGTCACTGCCGATTGCAAATGCGATTGTATCAGAATCCGTAAATTCGTATTGTGTAATCAGTGCAGATAAATCAACATTCTGCGTGGTGCCATCGTCAAGCGTGATTACCAACTGTTGACTTTCCGGATTGTACTTGAAGTTTACCGCCAGTTTTTCCAGCTTGGTATCAATGACCGACTTGGAACCGTTCATCTTAACGACCGTCAGCGTTCCGTTGGATTCATCCCAAAGGATTTCCTTTACAAGTTCGTTAGCCTTTGTCAAGTCAACTTTTGTGGTGTCGAGTGCGCACACACGATCGTCGATTGCATCAATGCCGCCCTCTATGTTGTTTAGCCTATACTGATTAATTGCGGTCTTTTCACTTGGAAAATTTTCCCAATATTCGCGGCTATAGATTTTCTGATATGCCATCTTATCACTTCCTTTCTAGTGCGGATAGTCTGCGTTCAAAATCATTACATCTGTTCTGCAATTTCTGTATCATGGCAGTATTTAAAGCGGTAAACTCTTGGTAGCACAGCGTATACATATCATTTGCGCCACCATTTTGCTCTAAAAATTTTTCCCATTCCTCATTAGATTCAAAATCTTTTTCGGAAAACACTGCATGTTCCAGTCCGTAAAACTCATTTTCAGATATGTCACAATCCGTCATTGCCTGTTCTACGTCCTGTGCAACAAATCCAATGTGCATTTTATCATCATTTTCTATGAGCCTATATTCCATCGGTTGTAGCAACTCGAAAAATCTTTCAAACCTATCGTCCTCTAACAGCTTTCGAAAATCTTTTTTCTTTCTACGATCAGATGTTGTTTTCCAACCGCCGGAAGAATACCCTCCGGCAAATGGATTGGGGTTAGTTCCACAGTACACAGAACTAGAACTTGGGATTAAATTTCCGTTGTCTGAAATTCGTACATAATCGGATAGTCCAATACCTTGCAAATAATGCGCGGTTGATGCCATTATACACTGCCTTGCACTTTCTGCAGTTGTTGCTGAATCTGCTGTTGTTGCATGATCTGCAGTGCTAGCATGGTCACCTATGGCTACACCATCTTGATCTGTTACGGAGCCTAGATCCACGCGCATGTTTTGAAGCATTGGCCTGCCTCTTCCATCGAGCCCAATAATTGTAAGGTTATCACCAAGCGCTGTTGAATTGAAGTTTAGTGAATCAATGATTGTTACTCTGCCATCTTTATCAAGCATGAAATTATTGCTTTCGACTATGAGTCTGTTTCCGCTAAGCGTAATCTGGTCGGCACTTGCATTAATCATCGAAATAACTTGGTCGTTCTCATCCCTGCCCAACTTCAATTCTAATGATGCGTCTAATTGTCCCTCCGCTTTTTGTGCGCGATCGACTTCTGCGGAAATGCTTTTCGCGGTCTGCTCAAACTTGGTATTTGTCTGGTCTTCTAAATCCTCATACGTGGATTGAAGATGGTCTGCGTTCCTCTCTAACTTTCCGGTACGTCTTTCCACACTTTCAATCGTGTCTCTGATAGAGTTAACCTTTGCAGAGTGTGTCTGCGTGCCCTGTGCGGAGATTGAATCTCTCTTGCTTTGCACACCGGTTAAAGTGCGTTGCAATAGATACGTTTCAACAATTTCTCTTGTGGTATTGAACCGGATTGGTTCCCCAAGTGTCAGACATGGATTTCCGACACAAGTGCAACTTTTAATCGGCGTGTATGCCGCCTGTGCCATAATAGGCAATAGGTTATTTGCAATCTGTTCCAGCTCCGCTCCGGTCTTGTCTGATACAAGAAAGTTTCCTGTAATCGAATAGTTGTTTCCTGCAGTTCCAACAATAGCACCGGCATTATCTTCGCTTGTCTTGATTTCTAGCTGTGTGATTTCCTTGCTTTGGAAGTCCTCATAATCAAACGTGATGTAGTGTCCGGTCATAGACTCTGTGTTTGCATCAGACGGAAATAAATTGTCAGATGGAAATAAATCTTCTGCCGGATAAAGTGCGCTTACGATTTTTTTCAGAAAGACATACTCAAACTTGCCATTCCGGTTGATATTACCAAAACATCCGTTAATCTCACAGATTGCCGTCACAACCGTTTTTCCGCTGATAGCGGACTCTTCTGTGACTGCGCTTGAATCGTCCGTCTGTGTGGCTACAATCGTCTTATTGACCGTCATGGAATCATTGACAAGGCTCGTTTCGACTTGCGCAATTCCAAGATGTGCAAAAAAGCTATTACGGAACTGCTTAAGTGTCATTGGAAAGCTAAGTCCTGCATACCAAGACTTTACATCCGTATTGATAATGTCGTACATCGCGTCATATGCCGTAATCTGCCGTTTTGTACGGTCAGCCGTAGGAACATCGGATGCCACCTTAAAAACTCCGTATGGCATCGGATTTTGGCTATCTCCGTCAATCGTTTCTTCGATAGAGATTGTCTTTCCAATAATGTTTCCTGCGGTGTTTCGTGCCGTGAATTTTACACAATTCGCTTCGCACGCTCCAAACTTTAATTCAGATTCCGAACAAAGACTTTCTTCAAGCGAAAACGTACCGATTTCAAGCATCGAATTGTCTATTTTCTGATTCGTTCCAACAACAGATATAACCATCTGCTTATCTGTCGAGGAATCCCAATACTTTTCTTTTAAACTGCTATTTATCATATACACCACCTACAAACGAAAATTTGATTGGGTCATATTTTATCTTCCCATGTGCCACAGAATAGAACGTAGGCTGAATATCAGCGATATATCCGTACTGTGTCACATATCCGCGTTTCATAGGCACGTATGCCGTGATATAGCCGCCGCGTTCCTTTGCCTTGGTATAGTTCTTTTCGATATTTTCCCAAAAATCGTCAAACTGCTTTTCGGTCAGCATGGCTTTGGTTTCAAACTCAACTTTTAAGGCTTTCAGTTCCACGGCATCACGATGCTCATATCCGTTTTCATCAGTCCAAGGGTCTAAGTCCTGCATATTCAAATAGGAACTAAACGTGCCCTGCTTAATTAAACTGTTCGGTATGGTATAATTGCCAAACTTTACTAAATATCCGCCATATCCCATCGTTTACCTCCTAAAAATGGGTATAAAAATAGCACCTACCGTTTTGGTAGATGCTATCCATTTGATTAAATTTTAAGCTGCTACTGATTCCCATTCAGATTTCAGCTTTTCTACATCGTTTTCAAAAAGTTTGCAAGCGATTTCGTACAACTGCGGAATCATTCCCATTTCCCTGTCGATATAATCCATCTTGTTTCTTACTTTTGGTTTGAGTGTACACCCTTCCATCCTTGATTTAAGGTTGCAGTGATATTTCCTTTCAAATTCTCCATAAAGCAACGAATAGCGTTCTTGATACTTTCCATCGGCACCGAAACGGACAATCTGCGTTATCCGCTGTCTCTTGGTTGCCAAGTCAATATCATCAACGAGTCCGATAATAACATCTTCCTTATGGATGATTTCTTTCTGCTGTCTTTTAATGGTTTCATTCTGCTCTCTAACAGTTTTTAATGTCTGTGAAAATATCAGTTTAGTGTTTTCATCTGCATATGGTAGGTAAGTAGAAATAAATAATTCATCATTATTGACATACCCACCTGTTTTACGGATTGTAGGGAGAACCTCGGATGTTACCCAACGTTTGAACTTATGAAGTTTTTCTTTTCTTTCGTTTATAAGGGAGTCGTTTTGTGACACACCCTTTGCTTTCTGTGGTTGCATCTGAAAGAGCAAGGAATACAAACCGCTTTCATTAACAACCGTCATTCTTTGTTTTCCACCGGGAGTATCAATTTGTGACACACCCTTATCAGAATCATCAATATTTGAAAGGCTTCTTCTGTAATTCGTATCTCCAAATACTTCGCATATATCCTTTCCAACAAACCATGGTTCATCATCGACCATGACCATTCTGATCTGTCCGAATATTGGATTCTCAAATACCTCAATGCCATTTTGAATCTTAAGCATAAGTTGTGATTTTTTCATTCGTGTCTACCTCCATACATTTTTATCTGAATAAAAAAGAGGAAGCCACTTGTGAAATCACATTGGTTTCCTCTTTCGTACAGTATGGCGTTCAAGTAAGTAATCCGCTTCTTCACGGATAAGGTTGTTTCCTTAGTAATAAGGATAGACTATTTTTGATTTTGTGTCAATCCGATTTTGGAATTAAAATAAGCCGTGTTTCCACGGCTTAAGTATCATTTATCTTTCAATTTTTATTGTAACCAAGTATATGTATATGCTTCATCAACATATATCTTATAACTGCTCGGATAGATCGTATCGTAATTTGAATCGTACGGAAAACTAAATGAAAAATAATCTGTATCTCCATTCTTTTCACATTCTGCATAATGATAATCATATTTGATCAAGTTGCCAGATGCATCATACATTACGCAAGAAATTTTTACAAATGAAAAATCTTTTCCGGAATCGTTTGTAGCTTCAACCGTAACATTATCTGCTCCAATGTCCGATTGAACCATTATATTGCGAACATCACAAACAGCATTTGTTGCTTCATCAACACTCAACGACATTTTATAGTTATCGTAAGAAACATCGTTATAATCAGAGTCGCTCGGTGCGTCAAAATAAAGAACACATTCCTTACCGGATTCAAAAGCTCTGTTACAATCACTTTTGCTATCCAGCATTTTACCGTTTTTGTAGTATACAAGTTTTGCGTCCAGATCAACATTTACCTTGTTGTTGTTTTTCAAGATAGCAACAACTCCATGACCACTATCTTGGTATTCAATTGAGATGTTTTTCTTTACCTTGTTCGCATTAAAGGAAGAAGTGACGGTAACTTTGCAAGAAAGCGTTTTCTTTGCAATTTTTGCTTTTACGTACGTTGTTCCTTCCCCAACCGCCAGAACCTTTCCAGACTTATTTACAGAAGCAACATATTTATTGCCACTAGTCCATTTAGCAGTTTTCCTCATTCCGCTTATCTTTAATGTTGCGGATTCTCCAATTTTTAAATTAAGAGTCTTTCTGCTTAATTTAATCGTTGCCGCCTGTGCAACAATCTGTTTCCCATCTGCATTTTGGATTGGCATAGCCGAAGTCAAAACGGCAAATGCCAACCCCATCGCTACTAATAATTTTTTTGTGCTTCTCATAATGACTCCTTTCTTGTGATATGATTTATTTAGAATTATATCACGTTCTATTATAGAAGTCACTAAAAAACATATACATTGTCTCCGGTTCGATTGTAATGTTCTCTACCATAATCCCTTGCAGCTTTTCCTATGTCGTTTGTAGTAATTCCGAAATTTTTCTGTAAAATAGCTTGTAATAACTGATTTTGTTGTCGCAGTAAGGAAACCTCTTGCGCAGATGTTGAATTGATAGCATCTTTGATTCCGGTAATTTCTTGGCTTCCTGCGACCGCTGGCTTACCTCCGACTGTTCCCATAATTTCCGGAAGTCCATTTTCTCCAACTGTTGCTATGCTATATTTGTCCATGAAGCCGCCTGTTGCATAAGCCTTTACTTTAGGTAGGCTCACTTTCGGCACAAGATCGACTCCGCTCCACTTTACCTTTGCGACTTTAGCCGCCGCAGAAACAACACTGTTGAACCCTCTCAAAACGGTATTCACTCCACCGATCAATGAATTTATTGCTGTTTCAATTCTTGAGATTACGGTGTTCATTGCCCCGGCAACTCCACTTTTCACGCTATTCCATAATTTGCTGAATATTTCAGCTACACTTTCTTTCATCTTCGAGAAAGCATTTTTTATCGGGGTGGTTACATGTTCTTTAAACCAACTAGAAACACTGTTCCACGCCCCGGTTACCGCTGTCTTTGCCGCACTAAATGCTTTCTGAATAGATTCTTTTGCTGAGCTAAAAGCATTCTTAATAGGTGTTGTGACATGCTCCTTAAACCAACCGGAAACCACCGCCCATATTGATTTCACAGTTGTCCATAGAACCTTGAATATGGTCGATACTACCGATTTCAATAATTCAAAGTTCTTTTTTATTGGCTCTATTACCTTTGATTTAAACCAATCAGAAACAACAATCCATACCGCCTTGACAATGATCCACAATCCTTCAAAGATTTGACCAACTCTTTTCGAAAATCCTTGGAAAAATGAAACAATAGGAGTTATAACATTAGTATTGAACCATCCAGAAACTGTTTTCCATACACCGGATATATCTTTCCATAAAGAAGAGAAAAAACCGGAAACAGATTCCCATAATCCCTTAAAAAAACCGCTTATTGGTTTAATCACATTAGTATTAAACCAATCTCCTGCTTTTGAGAAAATTCCTTTTATTTCTTTCCAATGATCCTTGACTACTACAGCCGCCGTTGCAACACCGGCTACTATTCCTGCGGTAATCGCTGCAGGTGCTGCCGCTACCCCTAAAATAACCGCTCCGACTGCCGTAATCGTAACTCCGACAAGCATAAGTGCTTCATTAAGCCAACTGAATCCGTTCTTTAACATGGTCACAAAGTTTGATATTGCAGTAAATGCGCCAATCGCAACGGAGCCTATTCCGGTTATTGCTTTTGCAACAGGGCTTATAAATGCAAGCGCACCTTCTGCCGCTTTGCTTCCAAACAAAGCCTTAAATCCTGCCGAAATGGTTGTTCCAACCGTCGCAAATGCCGTCGTTATTTTCCCGGATAATGCAGTAGACAAAGCTGCGCCAATTCCTTGGTTTGCCGCAATTCCAACACCTAATTTAGATGCAATAGAAGACGCTATTGCTTTTGAAATGGAAGTTCCGATTATATCAAGTGCGGTTTTTGCAAGATGCAATCCAATGATTTTTTTGATTGTCAGTGCACCGACAATAATTGCAACCGTCTTTACATCTAAGTTACTTAAAAACTCCTTTGCTCCGTTCCATACATCCTTCCATGAAATTTTACTTAATGCTGTCGTAACTGTATCAAACGCGCCCTGCGCCCACGAATTAAGCGTTTTAGCCAATAATGCAAAGTCAAAGTTTTGGAAAAACTTGTTTATTCCGTCTGCGATTGAATTTCCAAATTGCTTCCAATTAAATGTCGTTCCAAACGAATCCAATCCATGAAGCACCGTGTTTAATGAATTTGCGATCAGTTTTCCGGTTTCTCCGAAAAGCGTTGTTCCTTTTTGCCCTTTAAATAGTCCGTTGAGGAATTTGGCTAATCCCCTTCCAAAACCTTCAGCTTTTGCATACACTTTTTTCCATTTAATTTTTTTCATTGCGTTAATTAACGCACCGGAAATAGACTTTCCCAACTGTTCAAGGTCTTTGATGCTGCTTTCGAATTTCTTAAAGATGGTGTCTGTCTGAACCAATCCACCATCAGCACCGGTTCCGCCACCAGCACCTGAACCAGATCCAGAACCAGAACCTTTATTCCCGGAACCGGAAGTATTATCTTTACTTTGTTTTGAAATAACCTTTAATTCATCAAATGCACGAGTTGCCTGTTGGATTTCCTTTTTTGCTTTCTTGGCATTTTTTGCGATACCACCCGTGTTTTTCCCTGCGTTTCCTGCGGCATTGCTTAAATCGTCCATGCCGTCAGATGCGCTTCCAATATCATCAGCAAGACCGCTGATTCCTGCCCCTTTGCTTGCTTCATACTTCCATCCGAAGATAGAACCTAAAGCATTTGTTACCATCTCTGCGAAGGAAATAACCTTTTGCAGAACTGAATTAAGTACCTTGATAAATGGCTTGAATGCATTGATTAAACCACCACCAACAACCGCTCCAAGTGCTTTGAAGTTCTCTTTAAGCATGGTTATCTGGTTATGCCATGTCAATATGTTATCGTAAAGGCTTTTTATCCTCTACTTCTTATGGTTTACCATAAGTTCGGCGTACATTTTCAACCACAGCATTGTGGCTGTCGGATACTCTTGGGGATATTATATTCTACACTCTTTCCATAAGAAAAGAGCATAGGTTCAATCCCTACGCTCTACAATGTGCTATAACTTTTATTTTATAGCCTTATCTCGGTATTAGCTTATTGACTTATCCACTTATAGCCATAAGCAGTTCGCCCCTCTTGGTCAATTACCTTATGTATTGCTTTGTAATTAACTCCAAGAGATTCCCCTGCTTCGGATATTCTATCGAACACTCTTATAATCTCTCCGCTTTTCGCATCCACTTGCGCAATTTTTCTTCCTTTTTTGCGCTTTTTATAGATACTCAAATCTTTTATTGGGAAATCTTCTTCGTATACAAAAATATATCCATTTGCCGACTTATAAGTATTTGAAAGCACACCGGAAATAGTTGTTCTATTTGTTCCGGTAACCCTAGCCGCTTCCTGCAAACTTTTAAATTTCTGTATAAAATTTCCTTCCATATCACATTGAATAATGCTTCTCATTCCGTTAGGTTCCGGCTTTCTATAGGTTTTCGCTCCGTTTGATTCATACTCATCCTCAAACATGAACATATAGCCCTTTGTCTGCCGCCTTTTTCCTTTACAATTAAGCAGAACATCCGTATTATTAAATCCGTCAATTTCTGCATCCATTGCACTATCATAACGCTTAATGTACCGTCCGTCAAGCGTCAGCAAAACAACTGCCCTGGCGTTATGATACGGCGCGCCTTTCCCACCTTTGGTCATATTATAGCCATCTCGATAGGTGTTAAATTTTTCAATGTAATACTTTTCCAACTCACAGGCTCTATCTTCGCTTTCACACGTTTCGATGATTTCCCATGAGAAGTTGTCAAACCCGAATTCTTTAATTGCTCTATGAAAGTCGCAATCTTCTTTTTCGTAGCACCTTTGATGTTGCCACACTCTGCTATGAAAATCACAAGTTTGACCGACATAAGATTTTCCGTTTATTTTATTTGTTGCTTTGTAGATATAATATGTTCGCATTAAATCACCTCAAACATATTATACAAAAATGTTCGTGCTAAGTCAACTTAGCCTTCACCGATTTTACCCGATTTTTCATCGACATATTGCTATGCCGCGCGACACATGAAACAAAAGTTTCGTTTATCGGCTGTTCTGGCAAAATCTCCGGTGATATTGGTTGTATGCGCAAGCGCATACTGATAACGCAACATGGCTTTTTCAGCCTGCGTCATTGAGGAAATGTTTGCATCAAGCCCTTGCTTTAACGCCCATTCCTTCAATGTTGCCTGTGTCAAGTCGATACCATAACGCCGCATAGGTGCCGTAGTACCGGAAAATACAGATTGCAGACTCTTGGCAATATCTTCTTGACTCACATCGTAGAATGAAGCCATATCTCCGGCCAATTCGGTCAACCGGATGGACATTTTTGCCATTTTACCCTGTGGAATATCAAGGGCAGTTCCCATTGCTTGAAAACGGCTTGCGAACTGTTTCGCAGACAATTCAGACATACCAAATTTTTCAATTGATGTTTTTGCGAAATTGTTAATTAGGCTTTCATACTGCCCGAATGTCTGCCTTACAACGTTCTCAACCTCTGTCAGTGAGGATGATATGTCAATGGCATCTCCAAGTAGCCTAAATCCTCGGAATAAAGCCCAATACGTTGCATACACTTTTCCGATTGCAGATGCAAGGGAAAACGACTTCTTTGCTACAACGGATGCACTTGAACTAAATCCGCTAAATGAGCTTGTGATGCTTTTTGCCGCTGTTCCTGCCGCTCCACCGGTACGTGATAATTTTGCCAATGCATTTGTCATGTCAATAATATTCCGGCTTACGCTAGGGGCTTTCGACAATTCGGACATAAGCTGTCGCATTGCAACCGCAAGTTTTGGTATATTCTCGATAGCCTTTGTTGAGCTTGTATAACCAAGTTGCTTGATTCCTCCGGCTAATTCCGATAACCCTTGCACCGATTTTGACATACCGGAAAACGAGCTTACCGACTTTGAAATCTGTCGCATTGCTCCGGCTGCTGCATTTATCTTTCCTGTGTCAATGTTGCTAAGCGTTTTGATGTTTCTTGCAAGAGTCGAGAATGACCTTGAATCAACACTGCGCATGGCACTCATTGAGTTTGACAATCGGTTTACTCCGGTTGATAACCGGTTAATTCCGCTAGAATCTATGCTTTGCAAGGATGAAGATAGTTTTCCTAACCTTGTTATCAGTGCGTCGATCTGACCATTAGCCTGTCTTGCCTGCGCTTGAATCTTGACCTCTAAGGTTTCTAATTCCAACAGTTACACCTCCTTTATTTAGTTTTAGAAAAAGGCGGTAGGATTTGACCCTTACCGCCCTTGAATTACTTTTTCAGTTTTCCCTTTTTCAGAAGAGAAAGCATTTTTGAATTTTCCTCTGATGTAAACTTAAAATTGGAAAATCCGTTCTTTTTTGCGATTTCCGCACGATGTTCTTTCGACACATCATCTTCCCCAACCGCTTTTAATGCTTCAACGATTGAACCGGAATTTCCGGTATACTTCGGATAATACTTGGCTTTGCATTTCTTTGCACCTTTTACAACAATAACTGTGTGCCCTTTTATGCGTGTCACAAGAATATCTCCGTTGCGAAGAATAAAACCGGCATGATAAGAACCCATATCATCAAACAAACTGGATTTCAGAATTACCGACAGTTCATTTGATGTATTGAAATCTCCCACATCCTTGCCGGATGCATAGATAATACAGGCACGTACAAGGGAAGAACAATCGCATTCCGTCTTTACTTTTGTGTTGATACCATGCTTAATGACTCCGTAGCGTTCCGATTGGTCATAGCCGATATTTTTGTTTCCACACGCGATCTGCATAGCTTCAGCTAACTTCTCTGCAACTTTATTATCCTTTGCTCTTAATACATTCCATCCCTTAGAATGGTTATAAAACTTCTGTGTAGACACTTCCTGTCCGGTCTGGTCTCCGGCTTTTCCACCAGAATAGCAGTTGCCGTGTTCATCGTGCCGCGCACTTCCGATAATTACTGCCATAGCAATACCTCTTTTCTTAAACTATCTTTGGCTTTGGCAAATGTGATTTCCTTGATTCAGCCGCCCATGCTTCTTCCGCCTTAAGCATTTCTCGTATCTCAGCATCGGGATCGTCCGTATTATGCTTTTCGATGGAATCATAGCAAGTTTCTTTCACGTACTTACTATTACCCTTGCCGAATGTCGCATCTATTGCGGTCACAAGTGCTGACGTTGCATATCTGCCAAACCACATATACATTTCCATGTCGCGTTGCTTCCATTCTGCCTTATATGCATCTACATAAGGCTTAAGCAACTCTGGATTCATCATATCTATATCATCAACGGAAAATCCGTAGCCTTTCGTTACCATAAGGTAAAACGGACGGATTTCCGCAACGTAATATTCCCATGTTAGTTCTTGTTGGCTGTCTTGGATGGAGTTTTCTTTGCCGGTGTTCGATTCTTCTTCTCCGTCTCCATCATTTTCGCTAAAAAACTGTTTGACTCCAACTCATTCTCTAATTCGTTGAACAACTCAATACAGTCAATCTCACCATCGTCAATCTTTTCAGAAAGCAGATTAAGCACCTTATTAAACTGCTCATCGTATTTCTCGTTTGTATCGTAGTCATATCCGAACTCGTCCTTATGGTTTACTTGCAGTCCTACAAGAAGCATCTTAGGAAGTGTTTCAAGTAACAGTTTCTCTACGGATTCTAAGCTTCCATCCTGCTCGCTTACCGACTCTGATACATCTTTGATAAGATGTGACTTTAATGTTGGCTTAAAACCAAATTTGATTGAATATTCGCTATTTCCTAACTTTACTTTCATGTTTTACCTTGCCTTTCTGCCCTATATTGGCAAGGGGCAGTGTTGCCACCGCCCCATTGTTGCTTATCTTATTGCTTCAAGTTCTGCGATCGACCGTTCATCCTCGCCTACCGGTGCGGTCGATTGCTCGTCCGACAGGCTTTTTACCCCACCACTGTTACAGTGAATGTTCCATCGTTGTTATCAACGACAGTCAGCTTATCTGTAACAAGCTCTGATGCCGTGCTTGGAATAACTGTTACCGTCATTTCAAGGATTTCATCGTTTCCACCTACATCGTTAGGTGTGGCTGTTGCAGTTCCTACATATGCGTACTTCGCTACACCGCCGATACCGTCCGTTCCGTACAGATGGATAATATCAAGTTTTTTATCTCCATATCCATCCACCTTTGAAAGATATTCTTTTTCAAGGTTTCCTGTGATTTCTCTTGAATCAGAAGTCTTAATTCCTTTTTCAAAAGTCTGCTGGTCATCTTCCATTGTGGTTGACTCAACAGTGTTTGGCGGTGATGCAGGGCTTGGAACTGACTTAGCTGCGACCAAAAGATTGTATGTTCCTGCAAAGTCAGCCTGTTTGTCCGTGTGCTCTTTTACAATGACACGCGTTTTATAACTTGTTGATGCCATATTTTCTACTTCCTTTCTGCTTATAGCTGATCTAAATGCTCAACGTTTCCAATTACGCGAGTTGCGCGGAATGTAACCGTTCGCACTTGCTTGGAAATTGTTGAGATTACATTTGATACCTCAAACATTTGTTGTTTAAAAAAAGACACCGCATATGCTGCGATGTCCTTAGTTGCTTTTCTTGAACCTTTGTTTGTAATTGTGATCTGAAATGTTGGGCGAATTGCATTGATTGTTTTTGCTTCATTAGTTCGTCCGGCTTCTGTGCCACCGATTTGTCTGACTAAAAGTGTCGGGAATGTTGCGGTGCCACCCGATTCTTCGTCTTGCGTCACTTTAATTCCTTTTACCTTGCTTTCCATGTACGATTTCAAAAGGGAACATAAGGTATCTTCAAAATCAAGCGCCCAACTATTTAACTCATTTTCCACCGAATACCTCCCTTGCAATCTTTACATACTGTTGAATAATCTGTTGTTCCGCATTATACATAGGCATTGTGGCTTTGATACCGTGGGTATAACGCCATGTTTCGGTCTTATCGTCCCAATAGTACCAACCATCTTCAAAAGCGTGTATTTGTCCCGGATACGTTCCGACACCGAATCCAAGTTCGGGTGCTTTTGGGTTCTCTTTGGAGTTATAAAAAATACCGGCTCCAAACTCTACCGCCAACAAAGTATAGAATGGTTCTCTATCTTCTGCCGTTACCGTTTTTCCGGTCGCAATGAGAATCGCGTTCGAGGTCATTAACTGCGGTGCTTTATCTACCCTTACCGTTATCGTGTTTCCTAATGGGGATTCCGATATGTGTTGTATTGCCGCTGTCTGACCTATCTGTGCAAGCCTAGAAACAAGTAAATCGCATTTAGCCTGTAAACTATCGCGGTACTTTTCTAATTCCTTTATGGCGGCTTGTATGGACTTAGTGGATAGTGTCATTGAAATAGTTTTCTTTGCCATGTGATTACCTACTTAATATTCTTCCGAAGAAGAAACAAATCCGTGGTCAGTCCTTCATCGGCAACGCCTTTTACGATGTAATCTGCGGTTTCTGAATCCACAAGTCCATCATCAGTGCGTTTGACTTCCGAACGTTTCCACACCACATCACCGGCTTTCAGTGGCAAATATCCTTTATCCGTGACAAGCTGACAGTATGATGTACTATCATCAATTCCGAATTCTTTCACAAGGGCTTCTGACAACTTATTGCTGATATTGGCTTTGAATGTCGTAGGTTCTGAAAACCCTTCAACTTCCTCGCCTTTTGGAATCTTGTTGCCTTCGGAATCTAAATAAGGTACAAAGTTCCCATCGGAATCCTTGTACCCTTCATAGACAATATCTCCATTTTCGTCAGTTTGTGGGATGAATACCCTCTGACCGGATTGCGAATATTCCATTTCCTGCTTGTTAATGTCAAGCATTGGTGTTTTCCTCTGGGATTCCGGCAACACTCGTCAGAAGTGATAACACTCCGGCAAGGACTGATGCAGAAAGAACATATTTCCAATCCACCGCACCCATAAATGCCGCCGTTCCAATTCCGGCAATCGCCGCCTGCGCAACAGTCTTGATTGCTCGGATTCCGGCTTTCTTAGTCCAATCCTTCCAATTCCTCATTGCTTTTATCTCCTTTCCCTATATGAATCTCTTCAATCTCATGTTTCATTTTTGTAACCATTCCATTTCCACCTAACGCATGGTACGCATCATACATCTCACAGAAGTTCTGATAGGCATATGACGGTATTTCTCCGATTCTGGTGTACTTTGCATGGTATTCAATAAGTTGGACGCGCAAAAGGAGCATTGTTCCTTTGCTGTTCGCATCCCTGCTTTTCTTTTGCTGTTTAAGAAGCCAAACTATATATCCAAGCACTATTGGCAGTGCCACAAGATAAGTTTGAATCAAAATACTTTTCATTTGAATCTCCTTTTGACGCACTGCCCACCACCGCTTAATGTGCGCCGCCTGCAACCATTTTACCGACATCGGCAATATGGTCACGCTCAATCTTCTTTAATTACATTGCTTTTACGAACGGAAACACTCCGACAAAAAGGCTTTCACGGTCTTTCCATGTACGGCTCACACCGTTTTCGGAGAAACTTGCCATGTATGCTTCTCCTGCCTGCGACCGGTCGTACACTGCCAAATTAACCATAATGTTTTCATAGTTCTTAACATCACTGTCAATCTGGTCTTGCGTGTATGTGTCCGGATAGTTCCGTCTGCTGATAATCTCTTTTCTTGCCTGCTCTAAAAGCTGTTCAATCAAAGGGTTACATTCTTTTTCATCAAACACAACTTTATCGGACTTTTCTCCGGTCACTTCATCCTCTACCTCTTCTATATGAAATTGTTTTAAACGAATCTTTACTTGTTCGACAAGTGTGTATGACATAAGCGATCTCCTACAGATTAAACTTTGCAATCAGAATTTCTTTCAGTTCCGCACCGCTTGTCGCTTGTGCGTTTTCAATTCCCTGCTCTGCGGCAAGTTTCTGCAAGTCTGCGGTACTCATTCTGTTGATTTCGGTCTTTGTATATCCAACGGAAGATACCGGAGAATTACTCTCCGGCACCTCTTCTCCTGCGTTGTACCATTTACCATTATGAATCACTATATATGGATATTTCATAGTTGCACCCCCTACTCTTCGCTATGAACCTCATATACAAATGTGCTATCCATATTCTCGTATGATGGAAG